AACATAGCAGACTCTGCTGTTTGTTCAATCACACCACTTTCTGCGTAATCACTCATTCTAGGTCTAGGGTCAATACGTTTCTCAATCTCTCTGTTAAGTTGAGATACTAAGATAACACTACAATCTTCAGACTTAGAAATCCATTTGTATTCTTGCATAATCTTTTCAATCTCAAACCTTCTACCTTCTTTGATACCATCTACTTGAATCAACTGTATGTAGTCATCAATAACAACATCTGGTTTATGCTTGGATATTTCTCTTAAACAATCATCTAGACTTCGTATGTTATCATACATTATTAGATTCTTGTATTTTTCTTTCATAAAATCAGAAGTTATTTCAAACTCTTCTTTACTATCATCATCAAGTTCATTTCTACGAACATGACCATATTCAAGACCTTTACTTTCCATAACTACCATTTTCTTGAGCATTTCTGTATTAGACATCTCACGATTAAATAGCATAACATTGTATCCCTGATAGATAAGTCCACGAATAATATTAATTATAAGTGTAGTCTTACCATGACCAGGTCTACCTCCAACTACAGTAATCTCTTTACGAGTCATACCACCTGCGAATGAATCAAGATGTGCTAAGTTAAATGGTATTAGATTAGAATCTTGCTCCATTACTTGTTTCATATCTTCAATCAATACATTCATGTCTACTTGTTTAGATGGTTGTATGTTCTTTAGTTCTTGAATAAGTTTGTTATGCTCACTCAATATTTCTTTTACACTACCATTACTATCATAACTAGCATCTACAAGTTTAGTTGCTGACTTTGCAGTTTCTCTTTGTATGTACTTTTGCCATACTATCTTTGCATAGTTCTCAACATTAGCAGTGCTTGGTGCGAAATCAGTAAGTCCAGTCATAAAGTATGCAAGTTGCTTTCCACTCATTTCTTGTACTTTATCTGATAGAGTAATAAAATCTATATCTATCTGGTCTCTGTACAATTCTTTGAATGCAACCCACACATCTTTACAATCATTATTGTAGAATGCTTCATTACTTCTTACCCAAGCCATAGCAATTTCTTGCTCTCTTGCATCACCTTTAAGTATACATCCAAGCAATGCTTTTTCTGCATCTTCGGAGTGTGGTAATGTTTTTGCTTCTTCGCTCATTAATCCTCCTTAAATATATTTATTTGTTGTGTTGGTTCATAATTTATTATGACATATTCTTTTCTACCTTTTTGTCTAGCTTCATCTGTTGCTCCTACATATTTCCAATCAAGAGTTCTACAATCAAAGTCTTTATATAATTCAGCAACTTCTTCTCTGTAATCATAACTCACCATAAAATGTCCACCATTATCATGAATCTTTTGCACACATTCTCGTAATCTTACATGGTCTTTCATATCAAAACTATGATTATAATATGAGCCTTTTTCTGTTGCTACAATATATGGAGGGTCTAGATACCAGAAATCACCTTTTCTAGGATTATACCTATCAATAAGTTCTTCAAAGTCTAAGTTCTCTATTGTTGCACCACCTAAAAACTTTCTTGAATATGTCAATTCTTCTTCCCAGTTTTTGTTCATATCTTTATTCATAGAGAAAGGAGTATGAATTAGTTTATTAAAACTATATCGTATACAATACAGATACTTAGCAGCTTGCAATGGGTCAGGTATCTTGAATGTATGATTTTCATCTCTTATCTCTCCCTTAAAATCTAAGAATAAATCACGACTTTTGGGAATCCAAAATAAATTATCTATTAGTTCTTTTCTTTTTAAGATAACACTCATGTAAAGATTTACAATGTTTTTATCTTTATCATTAAGTACATTCCATTTTGCTTTGGCCTTCCTAAAAAACATAGAAAGACCGCCTGCAAACACTTCTATATACCTCTCATGAGGGGGCAAAAGTGGGATAAGTTTTTTACTCATCTCATATTTACCCCCATAATAAGGAAGTACAATCGGGCAATCGTACCAATCTAAACTAGGCACTAGCTATTCGTACCTTTGCCATCTTACATATCTTAGCATAGATTCTTGCTTCCAACTTGTGTGTAGCTTCTGCTTTTCTATCCATACCATGAGTTGCAACATTAGTTGCTACATTTAGCAGGTCCCATAGATTATTAGGATTTTCTGCAATTAGTAGATTAGTAATGTAATCTGATGATTGTAATGGAAACATCTTGAGTATATCAACAATATGCGATTGCTGAACTTTAGTACCATGAATAATAGGAAATTCATCTTTCATAATTCGTTTTGTTTTCTTAATTGTTTCTTCAATCACACCTTCAATATCTTGCAAGTCCATGTTTTGTATGATGTGTTTGTTCTTGTATTTATCAGCAACAACACCAATTACCAATCCATTTGTGCATACTAGTCTGAATGCTCCTGCTATAATATTCAATCCAACAGTTCCGTCATAACTATTTGACCATACTATTTCTGGTGTACATATATCACCATTACTAATAGTAATCTTATGCTTATCAAACTCATACTTTACAATACTTCTTGCTCCGTTACCAAAAGTTTGAACTTCTTTCAGATTACCACCTTCTTTAGTAATTATATTGTCAGACTTTTCTAAAATTGTAGAGTTGTTAATAAGTCTGTAATTGTCTGTCATGCAAGATAAGACATCTCCAGTATCTTCTCTTACAATAAACTTATATCCAGTATCTTTTTTATTTCCTAGTTTTGCTGGCATTTCTTTAACAGGAAACATTATGTCTTGTATATTTGCTTTCATTATTTCTCTCCTACTTTTATTATCGGTGGAACTCCACCAATTCTTTTACGTTCTAGTTCTTTTATTGCTTCGTTGTCTTGTCCTAATGTTTGTAATATCTTTTTAAGATAAGGAAAACCTTTACCTTGATTATGATGTCCACCTTGATAGTATTGTTCAATACCATAGTCTACAATCTTATCATCTATATTTTTTATACCCACAAGAAACTTCCAATATTCTGTTCTGTTTTGTGATGGTATCAAATCATTGATAAGTGTTGCTATGTGATTGATTTTATTTCTAGTGTACTTTGTTCTTGCTCTAAGCATTTCAGACATTTCCTTACCCATCTTATTGCCTCTGCTATTAAGGTCAAATCCACACTCAGGACATTTGCTAAACCTATTTGTTCTATAGGCCATTGATTCTCTTCTCCTCATATGCTTGTGATTGTTCGTCTTGTATCTTACGTTCTAATAATTTTTCTCGTTCATTCCATATTGATATTAATACTTCGGACACTTGCTTAGCTTTATGTCCATCATCTCCTACTGCTACATTAACTGCAAACTTTACCTCTTCTAATGAAAAACATTTTTCCATTCTCTCTCCTTTTTTATTTTGTTACTCTTGTTCTCTTATTTTTCTTATCTATGCAATAACTTACCCACCATCCATTGCCATGTTCATTTAAAAACTTATCTCTTTCTTTTAGATATTCTTTTTCACTTTTAAATAAGAATCCTCTTGGTCTTGATTTATCATAATAATTTGTCATTCTACTACCTGCACTTCTGTTTCTAATCCCCATCGTTGTTCTCCAGCATAGAAAGGGTCATTAGACCTATGGTTAGTTACATAGACACTAACTGAACTTGGTGTTTTATTTAATACTATTGCTTGTGTTTCTGAATTATATACTTGTATTAACTGTCCGTCTTCGACATCTTTTAAGTATATTGCTCCCTTTGGTGGTCGCCAATCTGGCTTATCATTCAATGCCTTAGTCGCAAGTTTTGCAATACGGCGCTTGACCTTCTTCCAATAATCCATTTCGTTTCTCCTCTACTGCTTTATTTAAGTTTATTTTTATTACTACTAAATCATTTTTTATTTTTGTCATATTCTTACTTATCTCTGTATTACCAAATATTTCTGCTGACCTAGATGCATGGACAAGAGATATTATTATGTTTTCTATTTCTGATTTAGTGAACTTTATAGTTGCTGTTGCTTCATTCATGTTTATACCTTTGTGTTATAATTTGAGGGCGGCCGTTCTTGGTAGTAGAAGAGAGAGAAGAGAGACTTATATAAATAAGTACCGCCCTCTATCTAATTTACAACCAATCGGATAAAAGTAAAAGGGGAGTTTGATGCCAACCAATTTATCAACCTTTTCTTCCCACATACGAATTATTAAAAAATCGAAAGGAACAAATGTCTTTCACTCCCCTTTATATTACTTTATTCTAGAATGGTACGTCAGCGTCTAATTCATCGGCAGTAATATCTGTACCACCATCCCAAGTATTTACACTTGAAACTTTGAATGTAGTTCTAACGTCTTGCTCATTCGGAGGTAGATGTTTAGTATTAGAAGTTACATAAGTTTCTTTCTTAAGTCTTACTATAACTGCTTTACCTACAACATCATCTTCTTCGATAAGCACAAGTTTCTTTACTTCTTGACCATCTACTTTATCTGATTCCAACTCTACATTTAGATTTTCTAATAATTGAAAGTATCTAGAGTTTTTACCACTAGAAGAACTATCAAGAAATACAAATGTACCATTGTCTCTGTATGTTCTATCTTTTAGATGCTCACAAGTTCCATACTCTTGATTACCATCAGTTCCAACTTTAGGAACTAAGTCGCCATTAGAGTCTGTAATATAATTGTATCCATCCATTTCATACAATGGTTGAGTACACTCTCCTACTTCAGGTGCTATTTTGTATTGCATATTTACAACAATAGCAGGTCCTGCTTTAGTATTTACTTCTCTTGTATCAAGAGTTGTAATGTGAGCAGGGTATTCACCCTCTTCAACTGGTTTCCAAGCATTGCTATTTGCTGGATTATATACTGCATCTATTGTTTTTGGCATTATTTATCCTTATCTTTTTTTAGTGTTGCATATTTAGTTACTAGTTTGTTGTATTCTTCCACAAACTTATCTTGCTTTTCATCAGGAGTAGTACCTTTACCACCTCTCATATATAGCATTGGAGTAACTTCTTTTTTATCTTTTGTTATAAAGACATATGTAGGTGTACTTTTACGTTTGCTAACACCACCAGATTTCTCTAGTGATTTAGCAGCGGCTGATGATAGTAGACCTTTTTTCTTTAAGATTTCAATGTTCTTTGCACTTTGCATTATTGACCTCTCTTTCTTTCTGTTATTGTGAATGTATGGAATGAAGGGTTTATTGTGATTTGTCTTTGGTCTGTAGTTGCAAATACCATCATAGGTTTGCCATTTAGTAATTTATTACCAAGATATTTCACTCTTTGATGCTCTCTTCCATCACTTAATCCAATTGTATATAGTTCGTTTTCTTGTAACAATCTATCATTTTTTACTGGGTTTTGATTTACTTTAATCATTTACTCTCCTTTTTGTTTTCTTCTACTTCTCTGCTTAATCTTGCAAAAGATGCTTTGTAATTAGCAGTATTGATTGATTCATCTTCTATTAGTCCTTTTATTTGCTCTAACTTTTCTTCACTTATCTCTGAAGCGAGGACGAGTATATCACTTTTTTCTAAATCAGACAACTCTAAATCATCTACTTGATTACGATAAACATCATCTGCAATATTCATATACATATTAAATGCTTTCTTGATTGCATCTGTATTCGCTGCTTTAATGTCGTTACCAATATCAACAAAGTCATTTGTGCCTCGTTGCTTTTGTATACGATGAGATGCTGTTACATCACATTCTCTCCAGATACCTTCATCATAAAACTTTAGTCTACCATGTACAACATATGCTTCACTACCTAAGACTTCTGTACTTACAACTTTCCAACTCCAACCTGGAAATTCTTTATCTGCAATCTCTCTCATGTATGAATATTCAACATATTCCATACCCATCTTTTTTTTAATGTATGGTTTAGGAGTTTTGATATTAGATACTTGTTTATGTTTATCTGTTATCGCTTTTCTTACTTGTTCAATACCTTCTAGGTTTTCTATTTGTATTATATCACTCATTATTGTTCCTTTATTTTAAGTTACTTGGACATATTGTTTTATAGTTACAATACTTACATTCCCAATCTTCGTATGGTACACCAAACTGCCAACCAGGTCTTAGCTTTTCTTCAAACAATCCATTCTTCATAGTAGATGCTAGACTAGTTAATTCTTCCCAATAGTCTGTTGCTTTATCTATCCATTCATCTGCATATACTTTTACTTCTCTAATCATGCTAGTATTCTTATTATAAAATACTAAAAACATATTTAATTCTTTTACATCTAACTCTTCTTTGATTGCCATACCATATGTTGCTAATTGCATACGATACTTATCAAACTCGAACACAGGTTGTTTGTTTTTCTTTATGCCAAACATAGTAGACCACTTATAAGCAGCTGTTGTTTTAAGGTCATAAAGATTAAATATACCGTCTTCTTCTATATATTCGCCAATATCAAGTGTACCTGTTACATTATATTTATCAAGATTTACTTTCTTTTCTGAAAATATATGTATCTTCTTGTTTGTTATTTCTATTGCATTCTTTTCTAAATGATGTGTTATTGCATCTTCAAAATCTTTATGCACAACTGTACCAAGTCTTAATACTTTGTATGATGAATCATCCATATCATCTTGAGGATAATCTTCAAGTCTGTACATTTGTTTACGATAACAACTACCTGTTGATGATGCATGAAACTTACCATCATCTCTGTTTTCTGCATTCTCTTGGTTTTTGTGCTTTAAAAAATTTAAATATATATCGTGTATATTCATACTCTCTCCTTTCTGTAAATTTAACAATATTAAAGTTTATATCCAATAAGATAATGCAAAGTGGAGGTACAAGAAGGATAAACCCCCACTCTGCTATATACCACTTTAAGTGGCTGCTAAACCCCAAAAGAAGAATGCTTTTATATTTCTTTTACCTTTTAAACCTTCCTGTTCTTTCATACGCTTAAGCATTGTTCCTTTAATCTCAATACAATTCCATATCGAAAATTTTGTACCATCCATTGTATCATCTACAAATTTCCAGAACTTTTGAGTACCATATCTAGGATGTTCTTTTATCATTCTAAAACCATCAGATGTACTTATTGTGCCATTGTATCCATCATGTCCGTATTGATAATGCGCATCTGCACAACATTCTTGATATGCTTCCTCTGCATTTTTAAATTTACCTATTGCAAAATCTGTTTTATCAATAGCTCCCATTATTTTAACTCCTCTCCTAGATTATATATGTCTTGTGATAAATCATCAACAATATTTTCAATATTTTTACACAAGTCAATCATCGATTGGTATTGTATATTTAGTTCATTTGATTGAGTTTTCAACTTATCAAGCAAATCTTCAATTTGTATTTCCATATTTTACCTCTAGTTCATTATAGTTTTTTATGATAGCAAACCATTGTCTTTTATCCATTGAAGACATTTCTCTTGCTTGTGGGCTTAACATATTATATTGTCCTGATGCTTGTATATCTTTGTACTCTTCAAACATCTCTCTTGTTATCTCATTTATTATTGACATATTATCTCCATCCAAGCATACCATAGTTGCTCCAACCTTTGCAGATACGCTTTATTTTATTGTTCTTTTTTGTTTTTCTATTTAATCCATATCTAGGATTATAATCTTCTATTGTTTTATGTTTTCTACTTCTACCTTTCATTACTGCTTCCTAACTATTATTGTGCATAAATTCTAAAGAATGAAGTTTCCAGATATATTCTGGTCTTCCATAAATACCTTTTCTTTTTCTTGTAGTCTTTTCAAGATGTCCTTCTTTAGTCAAATCAGTAATACATCTGCGAACAGAAGTAATTAGAGTACCAACAGGCAATGCTAACATTACTTGTGATGGTGATGCTTCTTTACTTGTTCTGAATATATCAAGTATCTTTTGTTGTTGTGATTCTGCTTTCTTATGTGATTCTTTCAAATCATTACCAGTTTCATTTGTTGTATTATAGTACATTATCTCTCCTTTATTGTTATTTAAAATTTATGGGGTGAATATGTGAATCGCGGAATCCAACAAAACATGACGTTGTTTTTATCCACCCCATTTTGTATACCATATGCTCTGTTTGGGTGTCAAGGTACAGAGCAAACCTTGTTTGAGTAACAACACATAGGACCACGTGGTTATTACGGCAACAACCTAACTCAGTATTGTTCTCTGGTTAAAGAAAAGGCAGTTTTCGTTTTGAAAAGTGTATCACTGCCAAAAACACTTGCTATTTTCCATTATGTTTTTCTAAATCATCAATAGACAACACCCATTTTAATGCACTACACCATCCATCGTGATACGTTTCTATATGTGGAACATTTGTATTAGCTTGTCTTAATTGTATTTTATCTATCAACTTCATAACAATATCATCTTTAGATTTAACTTTCATAATGCATCCTATATCCTGTAAGGAATCCTGTATCTTCATCTTCCCAGTTGACTATAGTAAACCTAACATTGCAGTTCTCTTGCACATACATAATATCATCCCAATCAATTGTTTGCCAATATCCATTCTGCAACATTCTACCATCAGAACAATACTTGAATCGTAAATCTTCATATCCTTTGATACCGAGCAATAGTTTTACTTTATCTTCTACAGGATGTACAGGAGCAGTATCAAGTTTTGGATTAGTTGATTCCATGCTTACTCCTTTCGCTTGTTATCTTTATCTTGCCATTAGATATATAGACAACAGTATTTTTATTATGCATCTCGACACCTACAATCTTATCAGGTATCATATCTTCTAACTCTTTAAGTGTTATCATATTAACTCCTTTTGTTTGTGAGCAGCTTTTACAACGTACTCAGGTTGAACAAATCTATTGGTTAAATATACCATATGATTTAGTAGTTACCAAATTCTTAGCAGGATTAAGAGAAATCCATTTAATAGTATATATTATAAGTTCATCAAATGATACCCATATAATATCACCATTCATTACTTCAGAATCTGAATAACCATATTGAATAGTATCTGTAATCTTATCTTCTACAAATAATTTTAAACAGTTACCATTAACACTCATAAATATTGCTTTTGGCATGTATCCTCCTTTTCAAGTGTTGATTTTACATAATTACGCAGTTGGTCTTCAGTCCAAAGGTCTAAGTCCTGAAAGCCTGGATGTTTTGGTTTTGGATTATTGGCAAGGTCTGCCTTAGTGATTTTTCTCACATATCCTCCTTGATTATGATTAGATAAAAACTTATGCAAGAGCTGTGCTATCCCCTAGCATTCATTTATCAGAACTATAATCTTATAGAATACGCAGTACTAAACGCCACCTCTATTGTTAATGATTAATTCCGTTCTGTTGTGATATAGGGAGACACAAAATTAAGTGCCAAGTTCCTAGTTACTTACACATTGTAGGCTTTAGGTTATGACCTACGAACTCTTGCAATATAAAGTGAATGCCCAAGTGATGTGAAAAGATGCATATAAAACACACACTCTACACACACTCGGACAAACATATAATGTAATAATAAGTTAATAAAAAGGGGAAATAAATCCCCTAATTATTAGTTATCATTTACTGTTTTAACAAATTTAATCTCTGGTTCGACTATTAGAGATTTACCAGTTGCTTCAAAACACATATCATTAAGTGCTCTAACTCTAGCATTGTAATCATTGACTCTATCTCTTACACTAGGTATAGATACACCAAATGACCTGTTATATCCACGCTTGTTAGATGATGTCATAATTCTACCTGCTGTCTCTTTTTGAGCTTGAGCTAGCAAGTCTTTAAAGTATTCGTACAACTCATTCTGTTCCATGATTATTCTCCTATATTTATTATTAATCAAATAAAATACAAATCAAAAATAACGTAAATTCTATTTACGAAATCCCCCGTATAGGGGGTATACTATGGGAAAAAGGCTACATAACAAAATCCTACAATTTTTTTGGGTAACAACTTGGTCATCGCTTGACATTGATTTGACTTATGTATTAGATTCTGGGCGGTGGTTGGGTAAAGGATTATAATAATGTGTAGTAGAAAGAAAAATAATAATGGCAGAAGAATACAAATTCCTAAGTAGATTTTCCGTAGATGAACAAGAAGACATATTGCGTACTATGTCTGAATCATATTATCCTATACAAATTAATGATAGAGTATATATGATACCTGAAGAAGTAAATGACCTTATAGATAGATTAGTGCAAAGATTAGAACGCAATGGACATCAAGTAAATATAGGAGATATAGTTGGAGAAGCAGACAATTAAAGGAGTACCTCACTATGTATATGATACATATGAGGAGTTTAAAGAAAATTGCCCTAGTGAAGAAGTTCATGATAATTGGAGAACTGGTAATGAAGGAGATTGGGTATGGTCTGATGATGGTAGGATTGTTCAATTATTAAAAGTAAGTAAAAATGTAAATCACCCAGGCGACAGAAAGAATTATAAATACGCTAATGGATGGGTAAGAACTGTTGTAGGTAGTTTTTTAAATAGACATACAGTTAAAATGGATACGGATTTTTCACAACATCCAAATAGATATACATTTAGTAAAACAATTAAAGATACAAATAAACGAGTAAAAGAACGTACTAAGGTAACAAATAAAGAAAAACAATTTGCTACTAACATCGTTGTAGGTATGGGTGCTGTAAAAGCATATAAGAAAGCATACAACGAAATGTCAGATAACAAAGCTGGTAAGAAAGCAGCTGTATTACTTAAACAGGAAAGAGTTATGAAAGAAATAGAAAAGTCAGTATTAGACGTTGCAAAGACTCTAGGTATAGACCATGAGTATATATTAGGTAAATTAAAACATCTTGCTGATTATAGTGAAGATGATAACATTATATTACAATCTACAAAAGAACTAGGTAAGATTGTTGGAACATCAGGTAATAATGTAAAACAAATAGAAACTGGTATAGTGGGAATGTTTCAAGGATTTGGTTCAGAAGATTTACAAATAGCAGGTAGAAAAAAAGAACTTAATCCAATAGAGGAAGAATAATATGCTAGTAAAAGATGATACTGGAAATATTATTGGATGTGATAAATGCGGAGCAAGAAATTTAAAAAAAGATGGATGGGCATATTGGAAAAGTAAAAAAAGACAAAGATGGCAATGTATGGCATGTGGTAAAAAAATGCTTAACCCAAAAGTTCTTGAGAAGTCTCCATTTAAAGCAGAAGAATTAGAAGTTGATTTTATACCAATAGATGATATAATAAAACATCGCAAAAAACAATTTAATCAAAAATTAAAAGCAAAAAAATCTAGAGGATTAATAAATATAAAAATTAATCAAATGGGACCTATAGGTATACTTCATTTTGGAGACCCTCATGTAGATGACGATGGTACAGACTTAGGAGAGATATATGCATTATGTGATTTAATAAATAAAACAGATGGATTGTTTGGAGGTAACTTAGGAGATATACAAAATAATTGGATAGGTAGACTTCAAGCATTATATGGACAACAATCTACATCTGCAAAAGAATCATGGAGACTTACAGAACATTTTGTTAATCAAGTAGAATGGTTATACTTAGTAGCAGGTAATCATGATGTATGGAGTGGTGATGGCGACCCACTAGAATTTATTATGAGAGAACATAGTGGTGTGTACGAACAATGGGGAGCAAGACTTAATCTTATATTCCCTAATGGTAAAGAGATTCGTATCAATGCTCGTCATATGTTTAAGGGTAACTCAATGTGGAATACTGCTCATGGTGTAGCCAAAGCTGCTCAAATGGGATGGAAAGACCATATACTTACTTG